GAGGCCCACGCACGAGATGCCGTCAAAGTAGCAGACGCCGGTAGGCGTGCCGGAGCCGTTGCCGAAGAACACGTACAGCCTGAGCGTGCAGTCAACACTGGGCACTATTGTCGCCCCGACGCGCTGCCATCCCGCGCTGTTGGCGTGCACGAACGTGTCCCCCGCGGCAAAGCTCGTGGCAGACGAGCTCGCGATCCCGACGCCGTTGATGTCGAGAGTATTAATCGTGCCGGTGAGAACGTCGCCTTCGATGTACAGGCCGTCAGTTGCGGGCGCGGTGCCGGCGTAGTTGATCCACGCCTCGATTCGGTAAGGCAGTCCCGCTTTTAAGCTCAGGTCCTGATGTGAGTACGATCGCGACGCGCCGCCGCCGCCGGGTCCGCTGTTGTGATCGAGTTTGAGTGCCCGGTCGCCGATCTTGGCTGCGGCCCCTGTGGGCGAGAGGAACGAGCTGCCGGTGTCGTACGTCCAGCCCGGCGCCTGAGCGTACAGCGCACCGTCCTGGCCGCCGCCATTGACAACCATTTCCGCCGGCGTTGCCCCGATCGCAGCGCCGAGCGTATCAGCGGACAGATCGTCCGTACCGGTTGGCCGCAAGAGCTTGAACGGCGCGCCGCTATCGAGGTACGCGAGCTTCGTTCCGCCAAATGTGAGCCCGTTGTTGATCGAGTCGGCGTTATCTGGCGATGCAGCGAGCGGTTTGGCGTAGGAGAGATTGACAGCGGCGCCGGTCGATGTTTGCGCACCGCTCGACGCCTGGCCGGTCGAGGGATTAATGAACGACAGGAACCCCTGGATCTGCGTCTCGGCGTAGTAGTGATCCGCGCCGACTTGCACATCCAACTGGAACCACTTGCTCAACTTCGCAGCCGGTGTGATCGCCTGCGTGAACGTGAGAGGATTGCTGGAATTGCTCCCGGAATAAACCGGCGTCGCGTTGTACTGACCCTTTGAATATCCCTGACGGATGGCCCAGTTATAGGCCGCCGGCAGGTTGCTCGCGCCGGCGACGATGTTCGGAGTAGCGGTCGTATCGTCGAGCTGATTGTTGGTGAGCGACGGCACGATCTGGAGCGACGGCGCAGCGGCATTGCCGCGCACAATGCTGGTGGCAATCGGCTGACCCACGACCGCCGTTCCTGACGTCCCAACTGCAGCCGCATAGACAGTAGCGCCGAACGCGATTGCGGCCGCGGAGTCCAGTTCGCCATTCTGCGCGTTAATTACCGGTGCGCCGGCGAGGTGCGCCAGGGCGTCTGCGAGTGAGATCGCCGAAAGCGCTATTTGCAGCGACGCCGTTAACGGGTCGCCGCTCGCTACAGCGTGACAGATCCCGCCCGAGTCGAACGATAGCTGCAGTTGCGGCTGCGCCGGCGCGGTGCCCAGTCCGGTGAGAGCGCCAGCCTTACCGCCCACGTGCTGAACGTTGTCCGACAGGCCGCCGATGAAGACAGAGAAGTCACCGCCGCCTGACCCCGAGTGCACGACGACACCTTTGAGCGCGATCGTACCAGCGATCGGAACGCCCAATGACGGGTCGTAGTCCGTGTACTGATCGGTGATAACGACGACCGAATCGCCGATCGTCACCTCCGGATATTTCTCGCGCAAGGAAAACGGGAAGTTCCGAATGCCTGTAGAACACGCACGCACTACCTGCGCGCAGACGACCGATGCCAGGTACTGCCCAGCGTCGTTCGTGTTGTAGAGCCAGCGCGTGATTTTGTCGTCCAAGTCCATCGCGCCCACGAATTCCAGATCCTGCTGCGTGAGCCACGCGAGAGCGTCGGCGTCGGTCGCATTCGTGGTGCGCGTCGGGTATAGCGTTGGATCTGCGGCGGCATTGTTCACGCCGTACTTGCCCGTCACCGTTACCAAGCGTGATGTGATCTGCGGGTTCGTTTTGAGCGAATTGGCGACCAAGTCGCGCGCGTCGAACACCGCGGCGATCGGGGCCACAGGCACTGTGATCGTTCCGTCGAGTGCGCGGCCCGGGTAGATCTGGACGAAACACATCTGACCGTTCAGCTCGACCGTCGCGCCACCCATGATGAACGAGAGCTGATCCAAGATCTCGTCGGCCGTTTCCTGGCCGGTGAGCTGCATGGTGACCAAGCGCTTGCCCTGCGTCACCGCATCGCCTGGCGCGAAGTCGGTCACGCGGGGCGGGTATCCGGAGCGGGGAAGGTTGCCCGATCCTATGCGATCGGTCGGAAAACCGGCGGCGACAAAGATGTCATACCACACATCGGCGGGATCCGCGTTCTGCCAATTCAACGGCTGCGCTGCTACGATGCCACTATGGACCTCGATCACGTCTCCGACAGCGAGCGCGTTCGGCAGGTCGCCGGCGTTGAAGTCGAGCTCGTTCGTTCCGGTGCCGCCCGCGATCGTGACGACGAACCCTGCCGGGATATTGGCCGTACTGCTACGCACTCGCATGTAGTAGCCGAGCCCGTTGTAGTCGTGGCCGCCCACGATCGTGCCAACCAGAGCGGGACTCACGTCCACAGCCGTCCCCGTCGACGACGTCACGGTGTGCACCGTGTTCACCGTCTCCAGCAGCGGCGGGACCTTGGTCTTCAGTTTCTTCGCGATCGAGAGCAGTGAAAGCGTCTCCGAGACCTTGTTCGGTTCGCGATCATCCACCGCAAGCCGTTCCATGCGAAGCCACTTGGAGCGATCGGACAGGATGAGAGGATGCCGCGAGCGGAGGAAGATGTCGGCCTCGAGCTTGGACGTCGGCTTGGTAGAGCCGATCACAGTCGCCAGGTCGAGATAGTCGCGCTCACCCTCCCGCACGATCCGGAGTGTCGCGTCCGCGATAGATGCCTTCATGTCCGGCAGCGTCACATCTCGATTGGGGAGCGAGAGCACCGAGATCGCCGAGACGTCGTACGGCGTCCGGAATTCGACGCCGAACCCGGTCGTTACCGCGGAGCTGCGGAACGCGCTGTCGCTATTGAGAGTGATGCGCGCCCAGTAATGCTGCTGCGCGATCGCAACGACGTCGCCGTTTTTGACCGGTGTCCACGGGCCCGCGCTTCCGGCGGTCGCCAGCTCGAGCGTCGCGCTCGTGCCGTGCGGTAGCTGTTGCTCGAGCACCGTGCGGCCGATCGTACCGGCGGAAGGCACCCGGCCCAGGTCGAGCGCATACACGGCTTGCGCGGTCGCGGCATACGTGTCGATGTCGATCTCGAACGAGGGGCAGTCGTTGAAGTTGGACGGAACCCACTGCACGCCGCTGTTGTCGCCCGAGTAGCCCGGGCCGCGCCCCCACCACGAACGCTGGAAGGTTCCGATCGAGGTGCCCGCGTTCTTGATGCCCGACGTATCGCAGGGCCAGTGGAATCGGCCAGTAACAGTGCCAAGCCCGAGCGCAGACACGACGAACAGGTACGCCGGCAGCTCGCCCACGCTTCCCGCTGACGATGCGGCGATCGGCGTGTTCTCTACGTTGAGCGCGTAGCCCGACAGATCGAAATTGAGCGTCGCCACTCCCGCCACATAGGCGATGCTCGCGTCCTTGATGACGGGCGCGGTGGAGAGGAGCGGCGTGAAAACGTAGGACGTGAACGCGTCGGTGAAATATTGATTCCTCTGCGCGTTGTAGTTCTCCATCACGCCCGGCGTGCGCGTGATCCGGTAGATCTGAAGCGAGAAATCGTTCTTGGTGCCCAGGATCGCGTCCTTGACGATCGTCGCCTTGAAGTTCCGGATGCGAGCGCGCGCGAAATTGGCTCCGACGTTCCAGATCACGCCCTTCATTCGGTTCGTCGGGTCTTCCGTGTTCAAGTCGAACAGCGTGATGTCCGACCCTGCGGCCGACGCGAGCGATACAGGAGTGGGCGAGATCTCAAGGCCACCGCTCGGCGCCTGCGCCAGTCCCGCGGCCGGCGTCATGCTCACCAATGGCGGCGTCGTGAAGAACTGGTCCGCCGCTCGGCGCAGTACGCAGTCGACGTCCGGTGCCGAGATCTCGACCGCGTACTCCGTATACGAGTCCTCGCGGCGGAGGAAATCCTTCAAATCGGGATCGATGTAGCGCGTCATTGTGGGTGTCCGCTACTTGATCTGCGCGCCAACTTCACGGAACGGAATCGCGGTCCGGCGGAGCACGCCTGAGGTCGGGGCGCTCCACGTAGTGCCAGCATGCTTGTAGAGCCAGCCACGCGCCGGATACGTGCCGTAATTGGTCGCGATGAAACAGCACTGCTTCCGCGCGAAGATCAGTTCCCGCATCTGCCGCACGGTGTTGTCGTACGTCGTGGACCCGATATTGGCGTAGGTTAGCTGCAGCGTGCGGTAATCGTAACCGCGTGACGATGCAAGCAGACCGGTATCACTTTCGTCGTTTGCTATGCCTGCCAACGCTCCGGCGTCCTCGTCCATCGTCGTCGAGAAGATGGGGAGCTGCACCCGCTGGCCGAGGATCACCCCCGTGAGTCGTGGCTGCGCGTTCTCGACGATGTACACGAAGAAGCGACGCCGAGCAGCGAGAGCCGGGAAGAACGCATACAGCGCACCTTCCTCCGTCACGGCCATTCCGGTCGTCGGGTCACCCCCAGGCGTGAACGAGCCGTCGCCGTTGAGGGCAGGCACTTGGAGGTGCGCGGTGTTCACCTGTGAGCCGCCCGCGCCGTCGTCGGCCAGGACCTCGACGTTCAACCCCCAGAGATTGTGCCCGCGGTCGATCCAGACGGAATCCACGACCTTTGCGACGCCAGCGCCCAAGTCGGACGACACGTACGAGAAGGCCGACGCAGCCGCGGCCTGCCACGACGCGCGTTCACGCCTGCCGCTGGAAAGCCCGCGAACATCGGTCCCTGTCGCGGTTGAGATCGCAGCCAGTGTTGCGGACTGATACTGGCGCACGCGATTGAACACGTTGTCGTACAGGAGTACTGGCGGCTGTGGGTTCGGCATTGCTCGGCGCTATCCTTGGAACGGTTGCAGTCCCGCGGTTGGCGGGATCTGGATTGGCGGACGCTTCAGCACGTTGCTTCGGTTCAGCTCGTACGCGATCGACTGCACGACGTCGGGTGATGCCGGATGCTTCGTGATCAAGTTCAGCGTGAAGCTGCCGTTCCCTTGGCCCTGATCGTTCGGCCGGAATGTGCCGGGCGTACCGCCTCCGCCTCCGCCTCCCCCACCGCTGTAGCCGCTTCCGCCACCACCGCCGGCGATGGAGTCGACGAGCTTGGCGCCAGCAATTAGAGCGGCACCCCCAGCCGCGTGCATTGCAGCGCCAGCGTAATTCTGCGTTACCAGGTCCTTGGCCGCGATCGCGAATTCATGCGCCGCAGAACCTTCGAGTGCTTTGATCTCGGGCTCGAGCGCCGCACGGAGGATCTGTCGCCCCAGGTCTTGCCGCGCGCGTACGAGGCCGTCGATAGAGCCGCGAATCACGTTCTCCAATTCACGCTGATGTTCGCGCTCTGCCTGCAACTCTTTCTTGTGCGCATCGTCGCGGATTTTCTGCAGCTTACTGAATGCTGCGATGAGTGCATTGTCGGCGCGAGACGTTCCGGACTCGCCGGCGATCTGATCCCGCGCGCCTGCCGCGATCTCCTTGCCGGTCGGAAGCGCGCCGATTGAATCAAGCGAATCCCGGGACGCGTTGGCGATTGGTTTGATGCCAGCTTCAGCGGCTGTGTTAGCGGCCCGCAGCGCCTCATTGATTGATCTGCGCAAGTCTAACTCTCGCTGGCGGAGATCGTTGAAGCGGCGCAGCTGCGCGGCTCGCGCCTCACCCTGCGCATATCGACGAGCCTCGACGTTGATCGCCTGCATCTCGTCGTCCAAGTTCACGCCCATGAAGGCGTGTTCTTCGTTGTAGAAAGTCGCGAGAGCGGCTCGTTTCTGCGCTAGCTCGGACGCCAGCTTGCCGGGGTCTTCTTCCGGACCGACACCGGTCTTCTTTTCCTCTGCCAGCTCCTGTTTCGCCGTCGCCAGGCGCCCTTCCAGGTCGGATATGTCCTGCTTCATATCCTCGGCCTGCTGCGTCAGCCTTCGCTTTTGCGCCTCGCTGTCAGCGTTAGCCTTTGCGAAATTCGCCGCCACCTGTGCGGCGTCGCGCTGCTTGGTTAGCTCGTCGATTTCGCTTTCCAAGAACTGATCACCACGTATTCCGTGCGCGGCGCGCTCGATTCGTTCGGATTGGAGCTTGGCGATCTGCTTGTTCAGGTTATCAACTATCCCCTGCTGTGTCGCCGCCGTTGCCTGCTGCTCTCCGACTGAGAGCTTCTTGATGACGTCCAGAACTTTCTGGTATTCCTTGGCCGTTTTGTCGGCGTTTTTCTGCTCGCGATCCCAGAATGCAGAGAGTGCCGTGCCGGCGATCGCTATTGCGGTGAGCCACGCGCCTTCAGGCCCGAAGGCGAACGCAAGATCCGTCGCGCCGCCCAACAAGCTCCGTATTCCGCGCGCGCTTACCTCTCCACTGCGCGCGACCATCAACAAGCCGCCAGACATACGTTCTGCAGCGAGCGCCGTACGCCGTCCTGCAACTTCGGCCGAAGCAGCCATCTCCGCAGTTGACGCCGTCACCTTGTTCGCAGATCCGTACGTCCGATCGAACCACTCGGTCGCCTGCGCGAGATCCTGGCTCGTGAGACGCGAGTACGTCTGAGATGCGCGGGCAGTCGTCGTATTGAGGCGCTGCATGCTGGCGTCAGCCGCATCGATCTTCGCTGACGCGCGGTTCTCGGCGTCGATAACGAAGTTGAGCCGTGGATCTACTTCGCTAGGAGGCATCGCGACCAGCCTCCACAGCTTTCGCGTACGCAGCCTTCTTTCGGAGATCCATCGTTTCCAGATACATCATGGCTTCGAGCCACCAAGCTGGCTGGTCCGAAATCGCGCCGCGCACGCAAAGATGCCCCGCCTTGAACAGCGGGTATTGCACGTACGCGAGCTCGTAGACCTCTGCACGCGTGACAGGATCGGCGTCGAGCAGTTGCTTGATGGGGCAGAGCGCAAGCCGTTCTCCCGTGATGAGATTCTCGTCCCACATGCCGGTCGGCTCGCCAGAGTGGCCGAGCAACGCAAGTCGCACCGGTTCCTTGTGGCAGATCTGACAGTCGTACCACGTTTCGTCTGCGAGCCCTCGCGCGACTTCGGCATGCGCGAGGGCTCCTAGCAGTTTTTTACAGCTTCGCCCAGGAACGACGATTCGCGGATCGCCGTACCGATCGCCAGAACGTCGAAATCGTCGAGGTTGCGATCGATCCACTGTTCTCGCGCTTCCACTGGCGCGGCGAGTCCCGGCCAGTCTTCCGGTGCATCGCTCGGCACGTTCACCGTCTTCACGATGTGGTCGCGCACGATCTCGAATGCCTGGCGGAACGCGTGACTCTGCGAGAGCACCGCGCCGGCGTCGTTGAATTCGATGCGCGTCCTGGTGTCGTGCGCGCGGAGGCGCTCGGCCTGCGTGAGGCCTTTGAGTGTGAACACGCCGCGCTCGGATACGTCCAGCTTCTCGTCGCCTGGCAGGACGAAATCCCACTCTCCCGCCAGGCGCTGTGGCTTTTTCGGCATCAATGGCTCCCGTTTCTCAATCGAAGATGAGGGCGATCTCGCGGCCGACCGCCGCACTGGTCCCACCGAGCGAACGGGCTGCGATCGCGCCCTGCAGCTGTGTTGTGCCGATGCCCGACGCGTCGCCGTCTCCCGGCTTCGCCGCCCACTGTCCAAGCTGGATCGTCGCGCGGTTGAAGCCGCCGGCCGCGCCCAGGATGTAGATGGCGCTCGTATCGATGCCACCGTTGTTCGTTGCCTGGCGCGCAATGGCGTGCACGGCGAGCGACGCCAGCGGTACCGACTGGATGGTCGCCGTGTGCTTCACTTCGCGATCGGTGATGATGAATCCGGCGAGACCGTCCGCCGCGCCGCCACCGGTCATTGGCGCGTGCGCAGTGCCGAAGTCGATCACGGCCTGACGCGTAAGCAAGGGATTCGGCGCCGCGGCGCTCGTGAATATGCCGATCGAGTTCTGATTGCCGGCGAAGACAGGCGGCACGACTGAACTGAACGCCAGGCCCGCTGGCATTGCGGCGTCGGTCGGATCAGTCACAAGTCGTCCGGTGCACACGAAATCGATGACGCCCTTCTTCATGTTGTCGAGCGTGATCTTGGGAGCCACCACGCAATCGATGATCTTGTACAGCTTGTATTGCGAGTATGCGTAGAGCGTGAGGAGCGGGAACGTGTCGCTCGCGTCGGCGGTCGTGTAGACCAGCTTTCCGGCGCCCGCGCCACCGCTCCGCACGACGGTCATCCCCGCCGCCTGCCAGAACGGATCGGACTCTGGATTGTTCGTCGCCGTGAAGTAGTCCGCTCCAGCACCCTTCAATGCGAGCTGAATGGGGATGTCGACGTAGCGCCCGAAGCTGCCGACTGACCCAAGATTACCGAGACCGGCGTGCGTCTCCCCCTTGCGATCGCCTTCCTCGAGGAACTTCGGCTGGATCGATGGCGTGTTGAGCAGGCGCACAGCGTTCGCCGCGGCGGTCGGTGCTGCATCTATCCCAGCGCCCGCCTGGATCTTCGCCAGGACGCAAAAGATTTTCGTTGGTGCGGTCATTGATTACTCGGCGTGTGTGGTGGATTCGGTTTCTACTCCCGCAGTCGTTTCCAAGCGGGCCAGCACGGCCTCCGCGTGCGAGACCTCTGCTTCCGCTTCCGCGATCTCGGCCAGATGGCCGGGCGAGTCGCATGCAACGACCGGCGCTTCAACCATCGGCACCTTCGAGTAATCCGGCTTCGTTGGTTCTGTCATTGCTGCTCCGTTACGGAATGAGAGTTGGGGAGAGATCGTATACGGCGAGATCGTGCGACACGGCGTGCACGAGTACGCCCGAACCGTCTTTGAGCGGCTTCATCACCGGTCCGGACGTCAGACCGTTGCAGATCTGGATTTGAATGCCGCCAGAAATGCCCGCGACCTGAATCCGCGCGGGATCCAAGATCGCCTGTGCAACTGCGCGGATCATGGCCGTCTCGACGTAATCCCCAGAGGACCATGCGGCAGCCGCGTTCGCATCACTGACGACCCACGACGCGACGACGGTGACGTTGGGCCAGATGCGAATGCCTTGCGAGATCTCACCGCCGGCGCGAGCCGGCGACAGTCCGGCCGCCAGGACGATCGCCGGCAAGTTTGTGGGCGCCATGCCGAGCGACACGCGGTCATCTGATGCCGCGCTAACGATCGGCACATTGGCGAGCTCGGGGACGGCGACACCGAGCAGCGGGGGCGCCGCGCGTAACGCGTTCAGCTGCGCGATGAATCCGAATGCTGGATCCGCGAAACCACGCGCGAAGATGTCGAGTAGCTCGAGCTTCATCGGACGCTCATAGCTCGGCCCCAGGATCAGACGATACCGCCCCGGTGACGATGAATCGCGCCAGAATGGCGAACAGGTCGTCGCGCATCTCGGGCGGCATCGAATACGGTACGACCGGGCGCGCCGGCATTCCGACGCGATGGCTCGCAGTCGTTTGTGTGCCATCGTGCAGGTACGGGTAGTACGGAATCGACACACCGCGCGCGTAGCCCTGTGGGGCAATGACGCGAACTGCGCCAGAATCGAACGGATTGACGAACGCATTGTACAGTGCATCGGTGTCGCGAAGAATGCCGCCCCGACCATGGCCGTCCCGCCTACGGCGTTCGAGCGTCGACTGCGCGAGCGGCTCCCATGGATCACCGAAGTGCGCGCCCTCCGTCGCGAACTGCTGCCGGATCTCTTCGGTGAGATACGGGTCGACGCCAGCGGCGAAAACGGGGGTCAGGTCGGACGCGCGCGCGCGGAACTCCTTCAAATCGCCCGAGAACGCTAGTAGCGCATCGATGTTCGCCGTGACGGTGAGCTGCACTTAGCGACCTCTCCACGTCTGCGCACTCGACTCGCGGCGCTTCATCAGCCGAGAGCAGAGCCCAGGCGCCAGAATCGTCATCTCGCGGAGAGTCTTCTGTGCGCTCGCCTCGTTCGATCGTGCGAGCAGCTCGCGCCTGAAGAGGTGTTCGACCTGCGTTACGATTTCACGCCGAAGCGCGTCGCCCGATCCCGACTGCGACAGATCCAGATCGAATAACGGCTCGCGCGCCTGGTCGTGGAGCTGCTCGAGCTGCCCGGGATCTCTCGCGCCGATAATGTCGGGCAGAACAGACTCCCCCAGCGCAGTGCGGCCACGCGATGCGAATAAATCCGTCGCGCTCCTATACGTGTCATACGAGAACGACCGGCCATAACCCACCGTGTAATCAGCTAGCGCACCGTTGACGCGGACGAGCAGCTCCTCAAGGACGTCGCCCTCTGCCCGATCGGCGAGCATCGCAAGCTGTTGGTATGACTGCAGGTCGCTCGTCAGCATCGCCTTATCGGTCGGCACGTTCGCGGGATCGAAGAATGTCGCTTCGATGATGAGCTCGAATGCTTGCGCGGCGACTGTGGTTGGATCCACTGTTGCCCGCAGGAACCGCGCAGCTACCGGGACGACGAAATCGGGAGCCGCATTGCCAGTAGGGATGGACGACTTGCGCGTGATCGCGGCAGTGCTGGCGGCGACAGTTGCAAGCGGCGTCCAGATGATTCCGTCCGCACTCCACTGGAGAACGATTGCGCATGTTGTTGCCGCTGACGTTGTGAGCACCGCGGTGACGCGCGTGCGTCCCGCGAGCGCTACCGATGGCGAAGTCGGCGCGTTTGTCGCACTGAGCGACGCCATCGGGTAAAGCGCATGCCGGAGCACGGTACTTACGTGTCCTTGGACTCGGCCGCGACGCGCTCAGCTTCGAGACGCTCGATTTCGTCAGCTTTCGCCTTGGACTCGGCCGCGGGCTGCTGCTTTCGGCTCACCTTGGAAGGCTTGAGTCCGAGCGTAGCGCCATCGCGAAGCGCCTGTGCGCGCTCGGCATCGATGCGGCATTCCTCAGCGTGATCGAGCTCAGCGTCGGTCGGCTCACGGGTGAGTGCGCTTGCGGTCGAAGCAGAGGCCGGCGTTCGCGCGGTCCCAGCCATGATGCGCGGATCCTCGTTGAACACCAGGAATCCGTGACGGCCGATGTAATGCTCGGCGGCAACCGCATCGTCGACTACCGCAACGCCGACGAATCCCGCGCCCTCTCCGTCGATGTCAACAGCACGCGGCTCGAACTTCGTGTCGGTCGTGCGATCGTGAAACTTCTCGTAGTTGCGAATGATGACTGTCTTCATCTTTTCAGCCGGGGAATGAGGAACCGGGCAGCCCCGGGAAAAGCGCGCGAGCGCTCACCCAGAACTGCCCGGCGATGTTGTTACGACAGGTCCTTGATCAGACCATGGAGGTACTCGGACGTGTAGTCCAAGCCTAGCTCGCCGTAGATCTGGTACTCTTCCTTGGAACCGACCTTGCCCATCGGCTCGACGAACAGCTCGCCCTTGCCTGGAATCGGCATTACCGCAGGACGGCAGAACGCCGGCTGCACGAGCGCGATCTGGCCAGCGGGCATGTCCGGCTCCCAGATCGGGACGATACGCCCCCACTTGGACATGATCACGTTCACCGCCGAGCCGCTCACCGTGAAGCTTGTCGGCTGCTGGTTCACGACGTAGTACGCGTCGATCAGTGGGCTGAATTCCGCGGCCGGCGCGAGGGCGAAGATCGTGTCGCCCTGCTGCATTGCGCCGTTCGCCACCATCGCCTGAAGCGCGGCCTCGACGATCGCCTTGGTCAGCGCGCGCGGCGTGCCGCCGTTCGCAAAAACGTTCGTCGCGATCGCGGAGAGCAAACCGCGAGTCTTGTAGGCGACGCCGGAGTTGGCGGCCTTGACGTACGCACCGTTCAGGAACGAATAGTTCGTGTCCTGCTGCACGTTCGCGAGCTGGCGCTGGATCTGCTGATCCAGGAGCTGCTCGGCCGGCGTGAGCTCGCCGTTGCCTTCGCCTGGTGCGACTGCGACTCCATTGATCGTCGCGATTCCACCCAGGCGGGTGTACGTGACGGAGACGCCGCGCTGAAATATCTGCACGACGTTCTCTTCCTGCTCGAGCGGGTACTCCTTGTTCGTCGGAGCAGCTCCCTGCAGGATTGCGGGCTGCGCCGGTGCATCGAGCGTGAAGTCGACGCCCATGGGGAATTGCTGCGATCCGACACGGCGAATGCCGGACGTCGAGATCGTTGGATCTCCAATCAACTTCAGGAACGCGTTTGGGCGACGCCCCTTGAGCCAGAGAAGGGTGGCCAGGTACTGCGGAAGGTCGAACGACGTCGCCGTTCCAGCTACAGCTGCAGGCATTTGAGTATTGGCTGAATTGTCGAGAGTGAGCTACGGGCGAATTACTGTTTCACTGCTCTCGGCGACCGTCGTAACGACTGTACCAACAACGTTACGCCTTCATCCCCGCGAGCTGTTTCGACTTCAAGCGCGAGGCTTCGGCGAACTTGCCAGCTGACTCGAGCTCGACGATCTGTTCGGCGACAGGCTTCTGCGACTGGGGGTCCGATCCTCTGTAATCGCCGCCCTTCCGCATTGCCGCTGGCACCAGGAATTCGTTCGCGGCCGAGATCTCCGCTACGAGCTCTGCAAGTGTCATCGGGCCCTTCGCGGTGTAGCGCGGTTGCCCATTCGCATCAACAACCTCGATTGACCCGTCGTCCTTGAGTCGTGCCTGCCCGTCTGCGAGCATGGCGGCGACTTTCGGCGCGGTGGTATCCTTCGCGGCTGCTTCGACCATCGTCGTCACGAGGCTTTTCTCGAGTTTGGTCCTGCTCGCCTTTTCAGCGGCTACCTGATCCTCGAGCGGCTTCCGTGCCGCTGCGATCGCGTCAGGCGTGACCTTGCCCTTGTCGGCCTCACCTTCCGGAGGCTTCGCAGTCAGTGCAGCGAGTTTGGTTTCGAACTCGCTGCGCATCGTCGCGAGTTCCGTATCAGCTCTCTTGCGCTCGCGCGCTACGATCGCATCAACGGCCGCCTGCGTCAGTTGTCCCTGCGCGCCCTTGTCCCCGGCGTCGGGAGCGGCGGGAGCCGCTGGAGTTCCGCCCGGTGCCGCCGGCGTCGCGGGTGTGTTTCCTGCTGCTGGTGTCGCTGCTGCTCCGCCCGTTGGTTCTGGCATAATCCGGCGTCGATTCTCAGTCTGTCGCGCTGCGCTGTTCCCTTCGGCCGAGGGGAAACGCAAAGCGGGGCGCCTCGACTCGGGTTAATGAGTCGGAGCGCCCCGCAAGAATTCGCAGTGCTGTAGAGTTGTGCCTACAAGCTACATGCGCGCTTTCCTACGCGCCAGAGTCGATTGGCGGCGACGAAAGCGCACGTGGCTGCGGGATCTCGGGAATGCAGCCGCACGCGACGCGCGTTTCTGCACCAGCGACCATGCCGCGGCCGATCGTGCCGACGGTCGCGATTACTCGCATAATCTGGCGCTCGCCGCATTTCGGACATGCGTCGCCCTCGGCCGCTAAAATCGTTCGCTCCTCGACCGGGCTCAGTTATCACTCCCGAGCAAGATGGCGAGGTCACGACGAACCCGGCCGCGCGCCGCTGGAGTCATCGCGTTCAGATGCGGCAGCTCATCGGTGCGGGGGTCCAGGATCATCGGGTAAGAATCTGGCGCCGGTTTCGGCTGCCGCCAGTCCTCCCCGGACTGAATCACCCTCGGGACGACCGTGACGTTGCACCGGTCCCACGGGTGAGGCGGCGCTGGTATCCGTCCAGCCGGATAGACGCCTGGACCGAGTCCAAAGAAGTCAGCATCCCGGAGCACGTCACATATGTCCGGAACGAGGCCTTTCCCACGGTTTGGCGCGGTGTGCCACTTGCCGCCGGCCACGAATGGATCGTCGCGCATCCGGACCGCCTGGGCGAGCATGCGCGCCGCGTGGGTCTCGGAATAGGCGATTCGGTTGGCGTTGTACGCGAGCTGCTTCGCCTGCCCACGATACTCTGCTGGCACCCTGCGAAGATCCGCGACCGATACCGGAATGCCAGAAGCGCCGAGCATGTAGGGGCGAATCGCGCGCGCGATCTCCTCCGGCGCGGTGCCCTGCAGGATACCAACACGCACGATCGCGACCGCTTCCTTGGCGGCGCCGACCACGTGCGCGCGCGCCAACGTGCGGAAATCGTACACCTGGGCGACCGATACGAACGCATGCGCGTCGGCGAGACGCGGAATTCGGATCGCTCCCAGATCGTGGAACGGAACGCCCACCGTCTCAGCTGCAGCTTGCTGGGCTTGCGCCATAATTCTGAACGTGTCGCTGAACGAGATCTGCCTTGCGTTACCGATGCGCGCAATCAGCGACCGGTCGAGCTGCTCAGCCGACGCCTGAATAATTGCAATCGCGCGCTTGAGTGCCGCGCGCTGCATCGCCGGCAGCTTCGACAAGCCCATCGCGAGCGACGTGGCGAACTCCTCCAGGTCAATCGCGATCGCGCGCACGGTAGCTGCGTCGAGCGCACCCTCTCGGCTTGCAGCGAGTTGCACGGCGCGAGCGTATATCCGTTCTAGCGCCGGATCGCCTGGCATGTCTTACGAACCGCCGACATTGGGAAACTCTCCCAAGTCGGAATTAGTCTCATTCCGCGGCGATCCGGTTTTCGTGAGCTCGCCCTGGGCACTTGCGAACGGACCCTTGCCGCCTGCAGCTGCGGCGTCAGTCGCCGCTTTCTGCTTCGCGTTAGCGAGCTCCCTGATCTGTGCTTCGAGCAATTCGCGCATTGTCATGCTCCGCGTGATCGCTGGCTTCTGCATCGACGCCGGCGTGCCATCCTCTACGGGCGTAGTGCTATTCCCGTCGACAGACGCATCGGGATCCGCCGGCGCGTCCATATCAATCAGGCCCGTCGCCTCGATCCACTTCATCGTGAGCTGCACCTGCGCTTCTGGCGGGATCGGCAGCGTCATCGCGAACTCACCGACGATGCGGGTGATACGGGACGCCTCGTCTTCCAGACGGAAACTCGTTTCGCGCTCAACACGAATATCAGCGGCGGACTTCCAATCCGCTCCCAACAACTGTGCAACGACGAACAGTGCATCGCGCTGCAGCTCGTCCAGGGTTTCCGTCACTTCGACCAAGAGTGGCTTCAGGTCGAGCTGGAATTCGGCGACGAGTGCGATGCCGCTCGACTTCTCGGCCGTGCCTGACGATTGCTCCGCCTGACGCTTTGCAGACAGCACCCAGTTACGCACGCCCATCTCGATCAGCTTCATGCCGGCGTCGATCTCGCCACTGTCGACGGCCACACGGAGGAGCTCGGCCTTCTCGTCTGCGCCCAGCCGGATCAATCGGGAGCCGTCCTTGAACTGTTCGTAGACGTCGGTGTCGTTGCTCCCCCTGTGCACGAACAGACTGAATGCGGCGTCGCGAAACGCTTCGCGCATCTCGCTGAAAGTGTTGTACAGATCGATCACGATGTCGTCGAGCCCCATTAACAACCCAGCACCGAGGAACGCGGTCAAGTCGGGGTGCTTCCTGACACGTGCGAGCGTGATCGGCAGCCGCGGGCGGCCCTGCCGGTCGTAGATCGCGCCCAGGTTGACGGCGTCACCGATTCGCTTGCCTTCGGCCGTGAACCGCGCCATCTGCGTGGTATCATCGCCCAGGAGCTCGTACAGCACGACGCGCGTCGGCGTCGGCTTGCCCATCTCGTCATCGGGCTCGCGTTCGTCGAACTGCTCAGCGAGCTTGATCCACCGGAACCCGGCGTCGCCCATTCCGAAATCGAGGATCGCGGAAAATGGGACGAATCTCATGAAGCCGCGGTATCCGAGCGCCTTCTCGTCAGCGCGCGAGATCGCGACCGACCCTTCCGGCTTGTTCGTATCGCACACAATCACGCCACCGACGCTCGTCGTGATCCACTCGAGCACTTCGCCTTCGAAGAAGTTCCGCATCGACACGCCGTTGGACGTCACGTCCTGCCAGAGCTCTAGCGCGTGGCCGCCCTCCGGTGCTGTGGTCGTCAGCTCGTCGACGTCGTTATCGTTCGCGAGGTTGGGCTTTGCGGGGGTCGCGACGCCGTCTTTCGCGAGCGGACCATAGTTGTAGCCCGCCGGCGCGCTCCGCACGTGGCCGAATATCTCGGTCATGTACGCCTTGTTGAGCCCCACGCCGTAGCCCAATCGTGCGCGACGCAGGTCCTTACCCTCAAGCTTGCCCTCAAACCGGTGCGCGACGAGGAATGGCGAGAGGTGCCGACGATCTCCGTGATACGTGGCACGCATGCGCGCTTCGTCTTCAACCCATCGGCTGCGACCGGGATGCTCGCGCTTCACGTTGGCATATGTGCGCTTCGACGTGACGGCGACCTTGCCGTTCGGACGTCGTGCTGCGCCTGGAGGTGTTGCGTTTTCGCCGGGAATCCCAGCGTCGGGTATCACTGAGAGGCCGGTTGAGAGTGCGCTGGCTGGTACGGTCATGGATCTCTCGGTTAGAAGGAGAGTGGCGGGAGTTTCGCCGGTGCAGAGCGATGCTGAATGAGCGGCGAGAGCGCGTAACGCACGGCATCCCAGATGTGGTTATGCGCGTCGACGACGACGGGAAGAATGTCGCCCGTCCGATCGTCGATCTTGTAGCTGTAGAGTCGCGCTTCCTGGCTCGCGTGAATGCAGCGCGAGTGGATGACGATCTGTTCGTACTGTCTCAAGTGCGCGATGCCGTCTTCCACACTACCGATCCACTTATCCACACCGGTGATGCGAGGGAAGCCGTGGCGCTTGAGATAGCTGATGGTTTCGGGGCGCGCACTGTCACCGCGGATCACGTGCTGCTCGCAGCCGGGAACCGTTCGCTGCCATGCGTCCGGGATGTCATCGGTGTCCTGGCCGACCTTGTACGCCTCGTGCTCGATCATGAGACGCCCCGTACTCTTCTCGCGCGTGCCCGGCGCAATCCAGCAGCGAATGAGTACGTTCGGATCCTGCGCGAAGCCAAAGTCCGCGCCGTGATACGGGCCGTCCCAGACCAGCGCATCGAGCATGGCCGCTAATTCCTTCGGCCAATACCGGCGCTCGCCGTGTTCTGCGATCTGTGACGCCTCGGTGACAGGCGTGAAGTCTTCGGAGATCCACTTGCCGTGGAGGATCTGCGCGGCGCTCGACTTCCGGCACTCGCCACCCCAGACCCATGCCGCGGCGTCCGGATCTACTGCGTAGAGATACGCGCGCTCGGCCGCGAGCTCGGCGGGGAACCACGGATTGTCATCAGCGGATACCTTGTGCACCCACGCATCAGGCGGCGGCTTGACGACGAAACGCTGATACGTCGGGTCGCTCTCCTGGTC